AACAAAATGGCAAGACCAAAGAAATTCGATTACGATTCCGATGATTTCTACGATGAAATCCTCGCCCTCGCCATGCAGGGATTGACGGACGCTGAAATCGCCGACAGCCTTGCCGACAAATTCGGCGTGTCTTTGTCCCCGGATGTGTTTTCCACAATGAAGAACGGTTGCTATGCGAATTGGACAGAGAAGGAAAACCAAAGGCGCTCCGCTCGTTTTAATAAGGTCTTAGCGCGTGGACGCAGAAAAATCACTTCCATAGTCCGCGGCGCATACCTTAAAGGCGCCCTCGGTGGCAAGAAAATCAAGTCGAAGACGGTTCTCCACCGCAAACTGCGCATAGGTGGGGAATACACGGAAGACGAGGAGATTCAGACTTCCGAAACAGAATCCGAGATGCCTTACAATATGCAGGCGCTTGCAACCTGGTTGTACCACCACGATTCAGAATGGAGAAAGACCGAGCGCAGACAGGACGAGGATGCTTCCGACGTTCCGACCAATGTCGACAAGGGTGTCGATATTGACGCTTGGATAAAGAAGGAGGTCGGCAAATGATTGTTCCGCAGCCTGTGTACTATCCGATGTATGAGGACAAGGAGAAGTTCATCATCCTTGTGACGGGAGGGCGCGGTTGTGAAACCCCGTCGCAAGAAGTCATTATGTCCGATTTGACCGTCAAGCAAATCAAGGATATTTCCGTCGGCGAGTTCGTTATGGGCGACGACGGCACTCCGAGGAAAGTTCTTGCGACAATGTCAGGGTGCAGTGATATGTTCCGTGTCCACCAAACAAGTGCCGAGGACTATTTTGTCAACGATGCACATATTCTCAGCGTGAAGAAAAGCAGGGCGGCAATAAGGGAAGGACGATATAGGGAATATCCAGAGCATACAGACATCCGGGTGACAGATTATGCGTCCAAGAGCAAAAGATTCCGAGAGCAATTCCGTGGTTACAAGTCACCATCCATCCCTTACCCGGAATTCCCCGTTTCGCTTCCCCCGTATCTGCTTGGGTTGTGGCTCGGGGATGGGACAAGTATTTTCCCCCAGATAACAACACCGGACAGTGAGATTGTTGGGTATTTACAATCTTATGCGGAAGAAAAGGGATTAAGGCTTTCCCTTAATGGGGTCAAGGGGAAGGCGAGAACATTCAGACTTGCAAAAACCGAAGGGCATACAAATCCCATAATGGATGTTTTCCGCCAATACAATCTTATTGACAACAAGCATATCCCACAAGAATACATATCCAACAGCGAACACAACAGATTGGAAATGCTTGCCGGTCTGCTTGACACTGACGGCTATGCAAGCAGGAACGGCTATGAAATAATCCAAAAGAACCGCACCCTTGCAAAGCAAATCAAATATGTCGCCGATACGCTTGGTTTCAGAACAAACATAACCGAGAAGTCCGCACGATGCAATAGGAAAGACTGCGGCAAGGTATATCGGGTGACCATCAATGGCGACGTTTGGCGAATCCCTTGCAAGGTAGAGCGGAAAAAGATACGCAAGGAGGACGTGCGCAAGAACAAAGATTGGCATTTGTCGATGTTGAGCATAGAGCCTGCCGGTGTCGGGGATTGGTGCGGCATCTGTCTCGACGGCAATCAACGTTACCTCCACAGCGACGGCACTGTCACGCATAATTCGGGGAAGAGCTTCAACACCGCCGCATTCATCAGCCGGCTCACTTTTGAGCTTACTCCTGAAGAACACATCACGCACCAAATCCTCTACACTCGCTATACGATGGTGTCTGCCCACATCTCCATCATTCCGGAGATGCTGGAGAAGATTGAACTTGACGGGACGGAGAAATATTTCCATTCCACACGGACTGATGTGATAAACAGAATGACCGGAAGCCGTATAATGTTCCGTGGCATCAAGACTTCCTCGGGCAATCAGACGGCGAAACTGAAGTCAATCCACGGCATCACCACGTTTGTCTGTGACGAGGCGGAGGAATGGACGAGCGAGCAGGACTTCGACCGGATAATGCTATCCATCCGTCAGAAAGGCATACAGAACCGTATCATTATCATAATGAACCCTACGGATTCTAACCATTTCATTTACCGTAAGTACATAGAGAAGACGCACAAGATTGTGGAGTTTGACGGAGTGCCGGTGCAGATAAGCACGCATCCGAACGTTCTCCACATCCACACCACATATTTTGACAACATCGACAATCTGTCGCCGCAGTTCATCAATGAGGTTTCGCAGATTAAGAAAGACAACCCCGAGAAATATGCCCATACCGTCATAGGCAGATGGGCGGATGTCAACGAGGGTGCCGTATTCAAGAAGTGGGGTGTCGTCAAAGAGTTCCCCAAATGGGCGAAGCGTGTCGCCATCGGCTTGGATTTCGGCTATTCCCAAGACCCTACCGCCATTGTCCGCTGCGGTGTCGTGGACAACGCTTTGTATATTGACGAGATAGACTACAGGACTGGAATGCTTTCCTCCGACATCATCAAGGCTCTTCGCCCCTGGGGGCTGAAGGTCATCGCCGACTCCGCCGACCCGCGTCTTATTCAGGAGATACACAACGGCGGCATCCGCATCTATCCTGTAGCCAAGGGCTCGGGCTCCATCATCGCCGGCATTGAGAAGATGAAGGATATGGAGCTGTTCGTCACCGAGCGTTCCTACAACCTTCAGAACGAGCTGCGCAACTATATATGGGCGAGAGATATTGACGGAAGATATGTTAACGAGCCTGAAGACCATGACAATCACTGCATCGATGCCTCCCGCTACTTTGTCCTCGGCGAATTGCTCGGACGTATAATGCAGCCTAAAGACAACAGCAAATTATTCACTCACTAAAAAATACTTATTATGACACTTGAAGAAATATTGGCGCTTCCCGATTCCTCACAGAAGGTGTACTATCTGAAGCGTGTGCGCAAGACGGACGTTCCCGACGCCCTTGCCCTTTTCAATGATTGGAATCCGGACAAGCACGAGATTATGGTCGACACGGTGAAATATCCGAAGGTCAAGATTGTGACGGAGAAAGAGCAGAGAATGTTCGACCCGGTGTCCGGCAAGACCACCACCATCCCGGAGAAGACCAAGGACGTGGAGCCGAACCGCATCGCGCTTCCCCTTGAACAGGACATTGTGAACATCCACACGGCGTTCACCGTGGGGACGGAGCCGAAGATGAACTGCGAGCCGGGAGAGGCGGAACGTCCGCTGTTTGAGGCAATACGCAAGGTGCTTGTCAAAAACAAAATCAAGTATCAGAACAAACGTATCGTGCGGTCGTGGTTCGCCGAGCAAGAGTGCTGCGAGTATTGGTATTCCGTCCCCGATGATGGATTCTGGGCTTCCCTCGGCAGACGCATAAAGGGACTGTTCGGCGGCAGTGTTCCGTCAACCCGTCTGAAAAGCGCGTTGTGGTCGCCGTTCCGCGGGGATAAGCTGTATCCGTTCTTCGACACGGCGGGAAACCTTGTGGCAATGTCGCGCGAGTATATACGCAGAGAGATTGACGACACGGAAACGACGTGCTTTATGACGGTCACCGCCGATATGGTCTATCAGTGGGAAAGTCAGAAAGAATGGCAGTTGGTGAAGTCCTTCAAGCACGGGTTCGGAAAACTGCCGGTCATCTACTGCTACCGACCGAAAGCGTACTGCGAGAAGATTAAGACACTGCGTGTCCGCCTTGAAAAACTTCTGTCCAATTATGCCGACTGCATCGATTACCACTTCTTCCCCATCCTTATGCTTTTCGGCGACGTGGAGAATTTTAGCGGCGAGTTCAAGAGCCGTGTCGTCGAGCTGACCGGACAGGGGGCGAACGCGCAGTATCTGACGTGGAATCAGGTTCCCGAAACGGTGAAGTACGAGGCGGAAACGCTCATCAACCAAATCTATGCGCTGACCAACACCCCTCGCATATCATTTGACAGCCTTAAAGGCACGGGCAATGCGTTGTCCGGTGTCGCCTTCGACTATGTGTTCCTCTCCACACACCTTGCGGTGGAGAACCACGCGGAGGTGATAGGCGACTTCATGCAACGCCGTGTCAATTTCCTCGTTTCCGCTTTGGCATCCATCAATCCAAGCCTCTCCAAAGCGGCGAAGACCATTGATATTGATGTGGAGATTCAGCCGTACCGCCTCGACAACATAGAGGACTTGGTGCGCGTCGCCGTCAACGCCCTTCAAGGTGGTGTGTGGTCACAGAAGCACGCCGTGCTGTTCGCCGGCAACGCTGACCGTATTGATGAAGAGATGGAACAGATAAAAGAAGATAAGGAAAGCGGCGGAGTAGAGGGGAACAACAAGGCTGTCCCGACCGAATAAAAACATTAACGCCAATTGTTTAAGCGCTTCCACGAGACCGAACTCAGGGAAGCGCTTTTTCTTTGTATTTTCGCATAAAACACATACGAGTATGACAATAATAGAACAAATCTTGGCGGCTCTGCAACAGAAATTCTCCGGGGTGGACACCGCCATCCTTTCCCGCATTGCCAACAAGAAGGGAGAGGGAGTGACGGACGAGAGCAAGGTGAACTCAATTGTCGAGGGCATAGGCTTTCAGGACGTTCTTAATTCTTATGGCGATTTCCGTGCCGACGGAGCCGCTTCCACGGCAGTGAAAAACTATGAGCGGAAGTATAATCTGAAGGACGGAAAGGCGGTGGACGAACCTAAGCCTACACCTACGCCAACACCTAAGCCAACACCTACGAATGAGCCACAGGACATTGCGAAACTGATTGCCGATGCGGTCAGCGCCGCCGTCAGCCCGTTGTCGGACAAACTGACACAGTTCGAGGCTGCGAAAGCGAGGGAAACGCGCAGTGAGCAGATTCTTGCGAAGGCAAAGGAGTTCGGCATCCCGGACACTATCGCCAAACGCTACGCCATTCCCGACGATGCGGATTTGGACAGTTATTTCAAAGACGCGAAGCAGGAGTTGGCGAACGCCGGATTCAACGGCATCCCTTCCCCCGAGTCGTCCGATGCGAAGATAGAGAAAGAGAATGCCTCTATCGCGAAGATGATAAACGAGGGAACAAAATCAATTGTAGAACAAAACAAGTAAACAAATGGCAGCAGGATTCAAGTATGATTTGCAACCGGCGGTTGAAATGGAGGAGCGTTACGACGTTCAGACCGGCATCCGCCGCCGCGGCGAGTACAAACTCGTCACGGAACATTTGAGTGTGGGCGCCACGCTTCCGGTGTTCGCTCCGATTTGCGCGGACTTGAAAGACAAGTTCGCTTATCCGGTGGTGAATATGACGGTTGCCGAGGCTTACACCACAGGCGACGCCAACCTTTCCATCAAGGTAGCCAAAGGTTCTCTCGCATACAACGGTATGTTTGTGGGCAACGGCTCCAAGGGGGCGGAGGTCACTGCGGTAGACACCACCAACAGTGAGTATGACACCATCACCATCAATGCGGCTTTCGGTGCGAACCTTCCCAAGGGGACGGTGCTGTTCGAGGCGAAAACGGTATCGGGAACGGCACAGAAATACATTGCCAATTCCGCCCTTTTCAACAAGACAAAGGTGGATGACGGCATTGTCCTTGTGGCATTGCTCCGTACCGCGGCTGAGATTGAGCCGAGCAAACTCGCCATCCCGTTCTCGGCGAACGACAAGGCGAATATGAAAGGCTGGTTTGAATTTAACGAATAAGGAGGACTGAGTATGTTTTTGACTATTGAAACTTTATTTAACGACCCCAATATCGTTAGTGCGGTTATCAACCGCGTCAACCAGACGCGCAAGGACACTATCTATTGGCAGCAGTATCTGACATTCCGCCGTACCACCACGAGAGTGTTCAAGGACTACATCGGTTCTATAACCGGTGTAATGGCAGGTTCCATCAATTCACGATTCGGAGAGAAACCAATCCGCGAGCGTCAGAACATCGGAAGCGGCTACGGAGAAATCGCATATCTCGGCGACGCTTATCAGATGTCTATCGACCGCCTGTCCGAACTCCAGGATTTGATTGACAAATTCAACGAGGCGAAGACAGCCGACCAAAGCACGGCGCTCAACGAGATTGTGAACTTCATTCAGGACGACTACCGTCAGATTACGCTTGCCCCGCACAAGCGTATGGACATTGTTGTCGGCTCTCTCCTTATGACCGGCAAGGCGGAGGTGTACAACAAGGATGCCGCCATATCTTCGGGCAATACCAACAACAAGGTGCTTGAGATTGCGCTTCCTTTCAATTTCCTCAAACCTTCCGACACCGACGTGAAGAGCGACGGCAAGAAGATGTTCGTTTCCTACCTTCGTGAGGAACTGAACAAACTCGCTCCGGACTATGGACGCTATGCCAAGATGATTATGTCGCGAGCCACTTTCAACAAGACCATTCTCGGTTCTTCTGAATTTGGGGAGCAGTACAAGATGATTCTCGGCAGCAACGAGATGAAATTGTCCACCGGTTTGATTTCTTCGGATTTGGCATCGGAGGTGTTTACCGGATTAGGCCTTCCACGCATCGAAATCAAAGAGGACTATGTGAAAGACCAGACGGGCAAGAACGTGCAGATTTATGCGGACAACCGCATCACTCTGCTTCCGTCCGATGAAATCGGCTATATGCGCCATCACACCCCATACGAGGCTGTAGACCCGGTGCAAGGCCGCACCTACACCGCGGCGGACGGTCAGATGCTCATCTCCAACTACCGCGACAAGAACGGCCGCTATATGGAGTACACGGCTGAGTGGATTCCTCAGATTGTGAACCCGCAGTTGATTACGAACATTGATTTGTCGCAATTGTCGTGAATGTAAAGGACTACATATCACAGAGGCTTCAGACCTTCGGCGTGGCAATGTCGGAGGCTGAACTTCTTGATGTGTGCCTTTCCGCAGGCATCGACGGCGGTGACGAGGTGGAGAGCGACAATTACGTCCGCGTGAACATCGGTCTTGCCTCGGTCATTCCTATGCTGCTTATGCGTGCCACGTCGGTCAGCGAGAGCGGTTTCTCCATGTCCTGGAACGTAGAGGGGATGAAAGAGTACTACGCTTTCCTCTGCCGCAAATATGGGCTGACCGATGAACTCGACACCGACAAACCGAAAGTGAGATTCCTATGATGTACACACCGCACATATTGCAGAAACGCATTGCTTCCGCTTCATCACGCGACGAGTACGGGCGCATCATCCCCGTTACAGACGAGCGGTGGGAAACGGTCTGCGCCTGCAGGTGCGACGACAACACCACACAGAATCTCACGACGGACAACGGTGAGGTGTTTCGCCCCGACTATCACGTTGTGTGTCCCGGCAAGGCTGATGTCAAAGCCGGCGACTACATCCGTGTTATGGACGGCGGCGAGGTGCGCGGCTGCGGTGAGGTGTCTATGGTCAAACATACGAATTATTTGAGCTATTCCGAATTATGGATGTGACTATGGAAACGGACTTCTCCGATGTTGATGACTTCTTCCAAGACGGGGAGTGGGAAGTGCAGAAGGAGATGATTGACGCAGGAGCCGAGGCGGTCGAGTACGCCAAGGCAAACGGCAATTACCAAGACCACACAGGCACGCTGAGACGCTCGAACAAATACGATGTTGACGAGAGAACCTTGACGCTCTACAACGATGCCGAATCCCCCGGCGGATACAATTACGCGTCCAATGTAGAAGCCAAAGGATTTGACGTGCTGAGCGGCGCCGCGCTGTATGCGGAGCGACAATTGAAAGAAAAATTTGAGAAATGATAACGGTTTCCGACATAGAAAAGATTCTCTACAAGGACTGCGCCACTTTCGGGGTCGAGGTCTTCCCTTCGGGTAATGTGCCAGTGGGGGAAATCACCGCCGAGCGCATCGTAGTCCATTCCAAGCCTTTGCAAACCGAAAAGATTTGGAACAAGTCCTTCTGCGATGTCAACATCTGCGTTCCCGACAAGAACGGACAGGCGGACAAAATCCGCATCGACGTGCTTGCGAGAGAGGCGCAGGACAGGTTCAAGGGCATTGTCGGGGAATTTGACGGCACTCCGTATCATTATACCTGGGACACCATTGGGGTGGAGAATGACACGCAGATGCGCTGTCATTATGTGAATGTGAGAATATTGTTTGAGGTTTTAAATATAGATTGATATGAAACCATTTATAGGAATTAAGCAGATTTGGTACGGCGATGTGTTTTCCGCCGCCGTCACTGCGGCTACGCTTAAAACGTGGCTCGAAACAGCGACCGAGGTGAAGAACTCGCATCAGGACACGTTCCAGTATACACAGGACGATCCGAGTGTGACCGACTACATCAACGAGCTGACGGGAAAGCCGTACTACCGCGACATCACGAGCGAGGGCAACAAGACAATTGCCTTCACCATAGGTGAGTATGCCTTCAAAGACAAGGTGGCGCTCCAGGGCGGCAAGCTCGTGGGCTCCGGGGACGGTGACGGCTGGGAGGCTCCGGACAACCCGGAACTCATATACAAGGGAATCGTTGCAAAGACGAAGACCGGACACTATGTGGTGTTCACATACGCCGGTATTGTCGGAAAGACAACGATGGCCGAGAAGAATATGGGACTCGGTGTTTCCGCCGTCGCTATGGACAACCCCACCGACGCGGTGAAGGATGAGTATTGGTTCGACGGTGCGAAGGTAGACGCAGCAGAATAGTTTTTTAGTTTGTAATAGTGTTAGGTTGGCGGCGGGCGAGGTTCTTCCTTTCCCGCCGTTTTGCTTTCTTATGAAAGATGCGGCAAAAATAGTGGCGAGCGCCGTTCTGGGGGCGGACGCCGTCAATGTGATAGTAAACGACAAGGTCTATGTGGTAGAGCCTCCCACCATACGCAAACTCGCGGGCGCCGGGCTTTGGCTTTCCGACTTGCGTCCGGGCGACAATGTAGGTATTTCCGAGGTTCTGAAAATGCTCTCCAGCGACAATGCGGCACATGCGCTGTCGTGGTTCATCGCCGGTGACGAGAGCCTTACCGAGGAATTTCTCGACGCCCCTTTCGAGGACGTAGTGTTGGGGATAGAAGCGGCTTACAGCCTTGTTTCCACTGTAAATTTTTTGAAGCTATCGACTTTGGCGAGGAATGTAGCAGGGCTGATAGCAAGGCAGAAACGATAGGCAACGACTGCCTACTCGGACAGATTGCGTCATTCATGGACTCCCTCCATCTCACATACGGGCAGGTTGTCAACGAGATTCCATACCGCAATCTTGTGATTATGAGCAAGGACAAGGCGCGCATTGCCTATGATGGCGTCATGCGCGAGGTGTCCGAGGATGATTTACACATAAAATTTGATGAATAGCAATGGCAGTACTGGCATTCAAGGTGGAGGCGGACTATGAGGAAGTCCTCCGCCTAAGACAAGAGATAGACAAGCTTAAATCGGAACTGAAAGGCATCAATAGCAGTCTTAATCCGGGGAAATTCTCCGAAGTCAACGACAAGTTGCGGCAGACGACAACACGTTTTGACGAGATGAAGAAGGCGGCGACGGATGCCGGAACTGCATTTGTTCGTGAGGGCGGAATGATTGACGATGCGCTGACAAAAATAGCGGCGGGTGTCGCGGGGGCGTTCGCCGTGGACAAGATAAAGGACTTCGTTATGGAGGTGGTCAATGTCCGCGGTCAGTTCCAGCAGTTGGAGATTGCATTCAAGACAATGCTCGGCAGCGGCGAGAAAGCGAGCAAGCTGATGAACCAATTGGTGCGCACCGCCGCCACCACTCCGTTTGACCTGCAGAGCGTGGCACAGGGCGCCAAGCAGTTGCTCGCCTATGGAACGGCTGCCGAAGATGTCAACGACACGTTGATTAAGCTCGGCGACATAGCGGCAGGCTTGTCGCTTCCTTTGGGGGATTTGGTGTATCTCTACGGAACGACGGTCACACAAGGGAGAATGTTCACTCAGGATATGCGCCAGTTTATGGGGCGAGGCATTCCGATGGCGGAGGAGATAGCCAAGGTGATGGGTGTCGCAGAGCAAGAGGTTGCCGGTCTTGTCACCGCCGGCAAGGTGACCGCCGACGTGTTCAAGAAAGCGATTGACGGAATGGCTGCCGAGGGTGGAAAATTCGGAGGCTTGATGGAGGCTCAATCAAAGACAATCACCGGACAGATAAGCAATATCGAAGATGCAGTGGCTATGATGTTCAACAAGATGGGTCAGCAGTCCGAGGGGGTCATCAACACGGCATTGTCCGGGGTGTCGTATCTTGTGGAGAATTATCAAGAAGTCGGTCGTCAGATAGGCGCGCTTGTGACGGCATACGGCGCCTACAAAGCCGCATTGATTACGCTTACCGCCATCCAGCGTGTGAATATGGCGGTACTTCGTCAAGCCGCACTCGAGAAGCAGTTGGCGGCGGCACAAGGCATAGCGTTGAGCAATGCGGAGGCACTTGCGGCGGCACGGACGAAGTTGCTGGCATTGGCACAGCAAGGATTGGTAAAGGCGATAAAGGGTGTGACGACGGCTCTCGCTTCCAACCCCTACACATTGGCGGCTCTTGCGGTCGCCGCACTCACCGTGGGCATATATGAGCTTGCCACCGCAGAGAGCGAGGCAGAGAAGCGCACAAAGGCGATGAACGATGCCGTAGACAAGCAGAAAAAGGCGATGGAAACGTTCCATCAGCACAATCAGGACTTAATCAACACCGCAACGGACGAAACGAAATCAACATATCAGCGCATTGCCGCCTTTGAGGAGTTGAAGCAGACGATGCCGGGTCTTATTGACAAATACAAAGACTTGGAAGCTCTGACCAAGGCGATGAAGGAGGAAGGCGCGCGTCCGGCAGCTCTCGATTCCGCCGACATTGACAAGATGAAGCAGGATGCCGAGAAATGGGAAGGGTATCTCGAAGACTTGCAGAAGATGAGAGATTTTCTCGGTGGTGTCGATGCTGGGGTTATTGATTGGGGGCCGCTGGAGCAGAAGGCAAAGAATTTTGGGCTTAGCGAATCAGAAGCAAACGCATTCATTGAACGGCTGAAAGGAATACGTGAGGAGCTTATCGCTTCCGGTGTAGATATTGAGCATTGGTACAAAACGGAAGCAGGAGAGTTGTCCGGGGCCTTTTCCCTTGTCGCCGGCAAAGCCGACGCTATGGCAAAAGTCTACGAGGAGGCTGTAGACCGGATGAACCAAGCGAAAATAGAGGATGAGTCCAAGAAGTTCGATGATACATACGATTCCGTTGAAAAGACGAAAAACGCCATTTCTTATTATACAAAGGAAGTTGAGAAATTAAAGCGGCAAACGTCCGGGAACGCTTTCTCTATCATCACGGAAATTGTGACAAAAGAGAAACCGCAGCACTGGTATGCGGCGTTGAAAGACCGGATGTCGGAAATCACCAACGCCAATCCTTTGACAATTATGGCACAAGTTGAAGTGACCGGTCTTGAAAGACTTCTTGACCGGCTGAGAAACCGCCTGAAAGGATTGACAGAGGAGAACCTCGGAACGGCGTATCAGAAAGCGAAAACGGAGTGGGAGAAAGCGAAAAAACTGGTGGAGTATATGGGTAGCCATAAGTCCCAATATTCAGAATCCGCATATACCAAAGCCGTCGAAGACCGTGACGACAAGGCGAACAAATTTCGCAGTCTGGGCGGAGACACTTCCACCAAGACCACTACACGAAGCTCGTCACCTGTCGAGTCGGCGGAGGAAAGGCAGGCGCGGCTCCGTTCCGCTCATCAGCGCACGGTGGACACCGTGGAAAAGAACGCACAAGACTTGAAGCGCAAGGAGGAGGATTTGCAATATGAAACCGACCTTGCCCGAATCAACGCTATGCAGGACGGCTTCGACAAAGAACAGCAGTTGCGCACCTTGAACCATCAGAAGGTTCTGCGCGACCTTGACCGCGAGCGAGATGATATGGTTGCGGCAATAAAGGCGGCGGCGAAGGCTGAATGGGATGCCCGTGAGAACGAGGAAAAGGAGAAACACAAGAAGTATGTCCCCAAGGCGTTCGATTGGGATAAGAACGCCACCGACGAGCAACGGGGACAGGTCGCCTCGGTGATTGACTTGTACGGCAAGCGGAAAGCCAATCAAATGGCGGTCAACACCGCAGAGGACACAGCGGCTCTCAACAAGGCTCTCGACCAATACAAGGGGTACGCCGAGAAACGCAAGGACATAGAGGAAAAGTATTTGCAGGCAGAGGCGGACATCCGGGCGAAATATAAGGAGAAAGGCAAGACGGACTCGGAGGAAGAATCCGCGTCACTGGAAGAAGTCAAGCGGCAACGTGCGGAGGCTATTGAAAGCCTCGACACGGAGTTTGCGATGCGTCAGGAGGATTTCGAGATATGGGCGAACACTGTTGCCTCCTTCTCCATTGAACAATTGGAGAAGATGCTTGCTGAAGCGGAGAAAAAGCTTGACGAGATGACAAATGATGCCGGTGCGTCCTACTCCGACTTGGCTATTCTTGGCGCCACGATAAAGGCGCTGCGCGCCGAATTGAAGGACAAGAATAGCCAGAAAGCGAGGGAGGAGGCGGACACACCGCCCAAGAAGCGGACTATAGAGCAGTGGCAGAAACTTTCCGAAGCTCTTGACAGCGCGAATCAGAAGTTCCAGGAGATAGGCGATTCCGTAGGCGGTGTTATGGGCGACATCATAAAGACGACATCCGAGTTTTCTGTGTCGGTGCTGTCGATGGTCAACGGCATCGTTTCCCTTGCCACATACTCCACCGAGGGGATAAAAGCCACCTCCCAAGCCGCCAAAACCGCCATAGAGGCGGTGGAGAAGGCTTCCATCATCCTACAGGTCGTTTCTGCCGCATTCCAGATTGCCACGAAAATAATGTCGCTATTCGGCGCCAATTACGACAAGTACAATGAGGAGAAGAAAGCGGTTGAAGCCTTGTCGGAAGTATGGGACGATGTCATAGCCAAGAAGAAGGAATATATCAAAATGTCATACGCGGACGAGGCACGCAAGGCAACCGCAGAAACCATCCGTATGCTTGAAAAGGAAGCGCAGGCATATCGGAATCTTGGAAAAACAAGGCTTAACTCCGGCGCGTCGATAGGCTCGCACTCCATAGGTATCCGCATCAAAAAAACGCTGATGAAAGACTCCGCTTTGATGCGTCAGTTCCAGGCGGGGTTGGCAGCCGCCGGCGCCAATTACAACGATGTTATCTACGGACGTATGGAAGGCTTGTTCAACCTCACGTCCGAGCAGTTGGAGAAACTGAAGGCTACGGCTCCGGAGGTATGGGCGCGGCTTGACAGCGACGTCCGTGACTATCTTGACAAACTCATCGAGATAGGAGAGCAGTCCGAAGAAGTCAAGAACTCGTTGAAGGAATCATTGACGGGATTTTCTTTTGATTCGATGAAGGAAAACTTTATCAGCAACCTTATGGATATGGATTATTCCGCCAAGGATTTTGCCAACGATGTCAACAAGATGTTTGCCAACGCTTTGGTCACTCAGATGGTGAACAAGAATTACAAGGACAAGCTCCAAAAGGTGTTCGACGATATGGCTGAAGCCATCGGAAGCGACAACGAGCAGCAGCGTATCGAGCAAATCAAGAAGGACTATGAGGCTATGCGTGCCGCCGCCAAAGAGGAGGTTGACAAGATTATGGACATCACCGGCTATGGGGAATCATCCCAGCAAAGCGGTGATTCGGGCGGTTTTGAAGCGATGTCGCAGGACACTGCCGAGGAATTGAGCGGTCGCTTTACGATGCTTCAGGTAACAGCTCAGAACCAATACCAAAGAATTACTGAGATTTCCGGCTCTTTGTCCGGGATGCTATCCATCGTCCGTGACTCATACAACATCCATAATGATGCTCGGACAATCCTTGCAGAAAGTCTGCTTGAACTGCGAACCATCAGCGAGAACACGGCTATCAACAAGAAGATACTGCCAGTCCTTGAAAGCATTGAGAAGAAAGTGAAGACAGGTTTATAATTCGCTATAGTGTATAGCAAGGTGTGGCGCACATCGTCACACCTTCTTTTTTGCTCGCCTTTGCTAAAAAGTGTTAACGTTGTTGATTTCGCTGGCTATGCCTCCGCCGTTGTTGCGACCGAAACCCCAGCCGTTGCCTCCCCAACCCATAAGGAAGAACAGAAAAATCACCCACATAAACCAGCCTCCCTCGCCGCCAAAGCCGCCGTTGTTGCGGTTCATAGCGAGAAGCAAGTTTGGATCAAGACCGCTCTTCTGCATCAGCGGAGCAAGAAGCGACATCATTCCGTTGTTGCCGTTCTCGCCGAAAACATAAGTTTTTGATTCCATAAATATTGATTTTAAGACGCTGGCAATATTGCCAGTGCTACAAATATCGTACGGAATCACTCGGTGTCAAAGAAGATGCTTGCTATGTGCTTGCGTAATGCTTGCAAGTTGTTTGCGTAGATTTTGTTTGTTGCTTTCCAATTGTCAGCAGTCAGCAGATGACGCACATTGGATGGCGTCATTCCGAACAGCTCGGCTATTCTCCGTGGATACAGCCCTATGTCATAAAGCGTCTGAATAACGAGCATTCTTGCGTCCACAACGTCAGCATCGCGGCTCTCCGACAATATCCTGTCGCTCGGAATGTCGGATGCTTCGGAGGCGAATTTCACAGCCTCGGCAAAGATTTCGATTGTTTTCATTTGATTTCCCTATTTAATTTACCAACTTTGCCGAACCACAACATCCGCTTTATCTTTAGACAAGACACAAAACGTCCGTGCGATTCAGGCATAATTGGCTCCCGACACCGCACGGAACGTGTGTAGATAAATAGGATGTTGTGGTGATATTTTATTTATGTCGGGAGCTTTTTCATTTCTTCATCTTCTTTACCGCCAACCAAATCACGACCGCCGACACAACGGCGATGAACGCACCGATGGCTATGCCGCCGATGTCCTGCTTCGTCTTCTCCCAACGTGACAGCTTCCGCTCCACGGGATAAGGCACGGCAATGCTGTCCGTATTGCTCCGATAGATGGTGTCGCGCTGCACAACGTACCGCTCGCGCCACCGCCACGCAGTCACCTTGATTGTGTCACCGCCGCGCTCCACGACCACCGAGTCGCGCACATACACGGAATCGGTGCGAATCTTGTTGACGTAGCAAGTATCGGTGCGCACCGTCTCAACGGGTACATACTGCACCGACTTACACCCGAGGCACATCACCGCAAGCACGGCAATCAGCACCCAGCCTATCACCACGCAGATATATCTGCGTTTCTCGTCATCTCTCATATCACTTTTTCCATAATCGTTTCACCTGTCTTCGGTTCTTGCCGTCAGCACGGAAACTGACGTGTACCCACTGACCTCCGTTTTCCCATAGCAGTTGGTCGAAGTCAAGGTTCTCCTCAATCAGTTTGAAGATACGCGCGTTCTCCTCGCGGCTTCGCTGATTGATGTCGGCTGCCTGTCCTGTCTTGTGCTGTGAGCCGGCGACACCTCCGACCGCCTTGTTCAGCCGTGGGCATCGGTAGCCGCTGGAGATGTATATCGGCTTGCCGTACATCTCCCTCAAAGGGTCAAGCACGTTGTCTACAAGTGCCGTCAAGTTCTTCACCGCTTCCGCGGTCGGCGTGTTGTCTATCTTCATCCGTGATGCGGTGTCGCTCCGTGTCAGTTCGTTAAGTGTGAAATATTTCATTTTTTCCGTTTTTTAGTTATTGTGATTGTACCTTTCAATGCTTCTCCAAGTTCCTTTCGCTTGTAACCTAAAAGACCGAGAATAATTTTGAAGAAGTTGATTTTGACTCCCTTGATTTCGCCCCAGTTGCTGATGATGCTGTCAAGCTCGCACAAGCACGCTATCGACATAAGCACCACGGCGATTACTATGGCGGAGCATCCGAGCGGTTCTCCGAGTGCCTTGCCGACCACCGCACCGAGTATCACGACGCACAAATAGTCGGCTATCTTCATCATCGTTTTTCTCAAAGCGCGGCTCGCTCGGATGTCAACGTTGTTGGAGATAGACTTATGAACACCGAGCCACAAGTCTACGATAATCAGCACTCCAGCGAGGAGCATCAGCCACCGCACATTCCAAAGCAGTGTGCTGATTTCTCCGATGAACACTCCCATACTTGCCGTACCTATGCGCACACTGTTATTAACTGCCGTTCCTGTCATTTTTTTCTTCCTTCATTTTGTGGTTTTCAATATTGTTTCTATATTTGTTGTGTAATAGTTAGTGTTGGGCTTCCGCCCATGCGTACTATAATGGTCAGTGTTGGGCTTCGCCCTTGCGAACCATAATAGGCAGTGTTGGGCTTCGCCCTTGCTGCCTTTTTCATTGCCCCTCCCCCACAACATCGTCAGTTGTTTCCGAAAGATATTCCGTCACTTCTTCCACTTGCGGCAATGGCAGCAAATCGCCGTTCGGATGTTCTCTGAGCCACTCCTTGGCTTCAGACTTGCACTGCTCGCAGTAGGCGAAATAAGCGTCATATTCCGCTTTCTTCGTGTCTTTCTGTCGCAGTATGCCGAGTTCCTCGCTGAGCGAGTAGCGACCGCGGATAAGGCTGTCTACCTTGTCTTCGTATGCTTTAGTGTTTGTAGTCTGCGGTATTTCGTCTACCTCCTCACACTGCTCTATTGACAAACCGATAGCAAGTCCGCGTTTGAAATAGTTGTCTGTACCTATGATATGCACGAACTTTCCTTCCGTGCTGAAAATCTCGTTGTTTTCTTTTGTAATCATAATTCTATGTATTTTGTACCAGGGTTATATTCGTTTTCTCCGCAAGTGCCGCTATAATATCAGCGTCATCTTTCATCACATCATAAACTGCTTTTTTTAGACCGATAGTAATAGCCGATGTTGCCTCTGAATTATTTATCATATATAAAACTGATTCTTTGGACAACCGTTGGCTGTTATAGAATATAATATTCACCTTCAGCCCTTTAATATTGATAGTTTCAATATTTCCACCTATATTCTGGTCGAAGCGTGCCTCCTTTACGTTTATAATGCCTTGCACTTCTCTGATTTTTTTATCATACTGAAAAGCCCAATTGAAATCCATAATCTTAATCTCGTCAAAACCAGTCGGCGTGTACAAAGCCCTTAAATTCACTACTTCTAAATTATCGGCATTATCCGAGACAGAAAAGATAGAATTTAAGTTGATCTTTGAAGCATAAGATATGATTTTATAATCTGGGCACGGGATGTTGGTGCGAGGCAAAGCAGTACCAAATCCATTCAATGTCGGCAAATGTAGCCACCACCCCCAAGTCTTTTCATATATCACCCTCATCTGTTCTTCAGTAATATCCGTCAGCCCGTTCAACTCATAGTACCCCGTCTGCTCGTTGTACACCGCACCCGCGGAGATGTACAGGTCACGGAGTGTGCCGCTGTTCATCTTGGAAGCGTAGTCATAGATGTCGGTCGCGTTCTTCTTGATTCGTGCATACAGAGAACCATTAGCAGAAGGGGCATCGTTATCAGTGCCTATGCTGTCGGCAAGCGGTTTGACCTTCTTGTCAACCTCCGTTTTGGTGTAGTATCCACTTAAATTGACTGGAGTTCCCAACTCTGTCCACGCATCGGCATTGGCCGCAGTTATATCTTGCGTGCATACCCACTCTGAACCATCTCCGTTTGAATGCCATACATCACCTTTTTTAGCAGATGTGATAGCCTTGATTTCAGAAGTAGTAGACTTCACCCCTTGCCAATGGAGCAGACCTACAACCTTATTGTTAATCTTCTCTTCAAGAGTATTGCCTACTGCCGTCAAAGCTTCATCGACCAATTTTGCTGACGGAATTGTAGTATAGTCATCTTGCCTCAACGAAGTTACAATAGGAAGTTCGTTTGCCGGCACTTTGCCGTTTGCAAGGTTAGCTTTCGTTTTCAACGCCCTCTGCAACGTGCTGATGTCCGCCGTGTGCTGCGTCACCGTCTTGTCGGTCTCCGTCTGAGCGGAATCTATGTGTCCCACTGTATCTCTCAGCTCATCAACGTCGTCAGCATTCTTGCTAATACGAGCGTAAAGTGTTCCGTCAGCCGCCGCCACATCCTCGGCAGTGCCTATGCTGTCGGCAAGCGGTTTGACCTTCTTGTCAACCTCCGTTTTGGTGTAGTATCCACTTAAATTGACTGGAGTTCCCAACTCTGTCCACGCATCGGCATTGGCCGCAGTTATATCTTGCGTGCATACCCACTCTGAACCATCTCCGTTTGAATGCCATACATCACCTTTTTTAGCAGATGTGATAGCCTTGATTTCAGAAGTAGTAGACTTCACCCCTTGCCAATGGAGCAGACCTACAACCTTATTGTTAATCTTCTCTTCAAGAGTATTGCCTACTGCCGTCAAAGCTTCATCGACCAATTTTGCTGACGGAATTGTAGTATAGTCATCTTGCCTCAACGAAGTTACAATAGGAAGTTCGTTTGCCGGCACTTTGCCGTTTGCAAGGTTAGCTTTCGTTTTCAACGCCCTCTGCAACGTGCTGATGTCCGCCGTGTGCTGCGTCACCGTCTTGTCGGTCTCCGTCTGAGCGGAATCTATGTGTCCCACTGTATCTCTCAGCTCATCAACGTCGTCAGCATTCTTGCTAATACGAGCGTAAAGTGTTCCGTCAGCCGCCGCCACATCCTCGGCAGTGCCTATGTTCTGAAGCCGCTCGTTAATCTCATTCCCTGTCAAATTAATCTGATATGCCATAATCAACTATGTTCTTTTGTTATTAATATCTCTCCGTTCGCGTCCTTTGGAATGCCAAGATGCTCATCGACAATCCGCTTCACGTCGTTCTCTGTAATCCCTCCGAAAAACACCTGTGCGTCAAGTGCGGCGGTCTGCAACTCAAAGTCCGTCGGCTGCTTGATGTCCGCCTCCTCCGTTGTCTCCACGATGGCGAATTGAGCAAGACGCATTGAGCGCACATCCTTGTCAGTCACCTCCACCGCATACGTCCCGTTGCCGAGCAAGTCGGCGGCGATGTCAACAACAAGCACGTTCGTGTCCTGCACCGAGTGCGGCACATCGTAGGAGGCGGATGCCTTGCGGACACACACGCGGCATTGTTCTGTCGGCGTGTATTTCTCAGTCTTGCTCACTCCGCCCTCTGTCGTTGTCAGTTCGAGCGGTATCAGCAACCGAAATCTGTTTCCTCTTACTATTCTAATCATACTATTCACGCTATATTAAGTTTTTCCAATTGTTTCCGCCGTCAGTCGTGGCGCGAATGCCCTTGCCCGACACCTCCAAGTGATATTGCCGATAAACCATCACACAAGCCTTGGCAGTCTGCTGTATGTACGTTCCGCCAGCGGTTGCGGCGCGGAATCCGTCCGCTGCGATTTCTACCATATCTGTCGGATATGTCACCAAGATGTTGCCGTCCGGCTCGATGCGGAACGATGTCGAAGTGATAGCGTTCCCGTTGCCCCAGAACCACACATTGGCAGTGATGGAGTGGATGCCCTCGGAGAGTGACACCGAGAGCGAATCAAGGGTGAGCGTCCCCGAAACAGACAAGTCGGTAGCGGCGGCTTCCTTGTCAAGCGCGCCGACAACCTTGCCGTCAAGCAGCAGTTCAAGGCGTGCGCGGATGCGCCCTCCTGGGTATGCCAATGCGTCGGATATAAGCTCCGACACACCAAGCCCTATCGTCGGCAGTTTCGCCACCGCTCCGTCGGCTGTCTTGAAGACATAGCCGCTCGCTTCGGGCAACGCAATCTCTGCGTGGTAGTAGTCCCTGCTTTCGTCCACATCAATCTGTCCTATGTACGGCTTCATTGCAACGTCGACCGACGAAGCCGAAGCGGTGAGATTGTCCCCCGATATGCGCATTCTCGGCTTTCCGTTCGCGTCAGTCAGCAATATGGCACCGTTGTCAATGTCCACCGTGCCGAGGCTTGTCTTCGCTTGCAGACGCTTTGCGACAATGCTGTCAGCGTCAATCATCTCAGCGTTTATCTTGCCGTCGCTTCCGAAAATCCGCACATGTGTAGTGCCGTCGTTGCCGACGAACTCCGTGGTGTCCGCTTGCAGTACGATTCGCTTGTTCACGATGTCGATTCCCGTGCGTTCAAGCTTCAGTTCCTGAGCCTCGGAGTACGAAGTGTTGGGAACAAGGCACACGCGGAAATCCGTCAGCGTCACCGAGGCGATGCTCTCGACAGTCAGCACGATGTCGAGAGTGCTGACAAGCATCCAAGAATCTTGCACCGTCAACACTTCGTCAGCAACCGATGTAGCCACAGCAGTCCCTTTCCCCGTCTGTATCGTCTTCGCCCATACAACCAACGACCCGCAACGCAATTGGATTGTGACAGGCTTCGCCGTCAGCAAGGCATTGACTACAGACTTGGCATCAAAAGACAGATATAGTTTCTGCCCAGCATACAAGCCGTCGGTAAGGACGCTTCCCACGACCTTAGCCGCCGACTGCGCACTGCTTTTGATGAGCGTAGTCTTGTATGTCTGCGGCAGTGTAGCGTAATTGCGTTTCGGCTGACCGAGCGCATACACCGACATCTTGATTGCGTCTGAAGTCTGCTTTATCTCCGACATATAGCCGTTTGACGGCTCCCAATCATCGATATTGTACAGATAGTTCAGCTTGCCTTGAAAGGTAAACGTTTTCGCGTTGGAAACGCAGCGAAGCAGTTCGTTCTTATACGTTCCGTCAGTCGCATTCACCCACAGGTCGCCGACCTTGTACGGCTGGAACGAAGGCTTCTCGGTGTACACCTTCGCCTTGCCGTTGATGATGTCGACAATATTGTCACCGCTACGGCTGACGAAATCACCCGTAAACTTGTTCCCGTCTGGGGAGATAATCACAGGCGCATTGTCGTCCGAGAGCGCGAAAGTCTTGATGCCTTGATACATCTTGATAGACGGGCTTCCCACTCCGTATGACGATACCACAACCGCATTCTGACGCGCCTTGTCGGACTTGTTTCCAAGACAAACAATCGTGTCGCCCTTCATCGGAGCGTCAGAGCCTTCAAGGCAGTCGGTAATCGATAAATCTATATAGTCAGTGCCGACACCGACAACAGCGCGCCAATAGTAGCGTCCGAGGGTCATTCCGTCGGCATTCTTCTTCGTGTTGAACTCGCGGCACAGAGCAAGGTCGCCCACCGCGAATTGATTGTATATCGTCCGCTCTCCGTCGGTCGTCTTGAAGTAGCAGCGGTAGACGTTCGTGTCCGTGGCTTTCGCCGTCAACTGCTCTCCGTCACTGCTGCGCAATCCTATCTGCGCTGGCACAGTCTCGACTCTGTAGCACTCAATGCCAGCAGGCGAGAGGATGTTCTCGCCGCCGACGTGGCTGACGTGCTTGATTTCCAAAGACTCAAACACGGCACGCATCCGCACGAATATCTCGTCAATCTCCAAGTAGGAGCGTCCGTTTCGGTCTTTCATCAGCTCAAAACCACGCCCGAAAGAGCCTTCCATAAAGCCAGCCGACTGCAAGCCTTTGGCGAACGTCAGCAAGCCAGCGACATCGTCATCGTCCACCGCATTGACGAACTGACGCAGCGCACGGAGTGCCGAATAGGCGTTCAAATCAGTGGCTGGTGTCACATTATCGTAGGAGCGGATGAGATACACTCCGCCGCTTTCCGATTCTCTGCGCTGTCCTTGTGCAGTCAGAGCCTCCACCGACTTCGACAACGTGCCTATGGTGGAGTAACTCACCGCCTCGCCGATAGTGTACACTGGGTTGTCGTAGGGTATATCCAAAGGGATTTCCCAACCAATGACACGGCTTTTCCTCGGTGTGCGGAAGAACGCGGCGTTGACAAGCCGCACACGCTGACCGACATCAAGCGTGAATCCGTCACGCGCCACGTCGCACATAATCGTGCATTCGTATGTCTGATTGTCGGTAGCCTGTTTCTTTATGTAGTCGACGGCGGTGGTGTAGAGTTTCTTCTCTGCATCGGCAACCATATCGCCCTCCGTCACAAGTTTGGCATCGAAGTTGATAAAAACAATCTTGTCGCCGACACTCGGCTTCAGCGTCTCGTCGGGCAACTCACGCCCGTAGTCGGTGTTGTAGACAAGCTCCCACCGCTGCGCGTCTTTGTTCACGCTTCCGTCTGGGTGCTTCACTGCGTCGTTCGCTGGGTTGAATGTGACGTCGAATGTCATTCCCGACAGCAAGCCGCTTTGGAACATCATCTGAATCGTTTTCCCTTCGAGCAGATATTTGCGGTCAAAGATGAAGCCGTCAACCTTGCACCAATATATAGGGATTTTCTTGACTACGTTTCCCTCGCTGTCTTTAATCGGCGCTTTACGATACACGAACACATCGGTAATCGTAGCGTCTTGCTTTGGATAGACATCATCGAAGACGATCGTATTCTCCACGACTTCCTCGGAGGGCATCTCCGTATTGGTGTCGGCGGTATATGCGCTGTCCGTAATATACACGCGGTTGCCCTCCGTGTCATACTTGTACAGGTCTATGTAGTCCGTGCCTTTCGGCAGCATCAGCCTGTCGGTGACTACACCGAGAGCGACACTCTCGCCTCGGTCGTTCTTGCGGTAGTTGCGCAGATTCTTGTCAGAGCCGTAGACGTAGAACCTTGTGGCGAAGTCGGCTGAAGACTTGGCGTTGCCCATATCGCTCACATTGTCACCGAGTGTCAAATCTACGGATTCCGTTTCCTCTCCGAATTGACACTTGCCAAAGTAGATGATGTCCCCCACAATCCACCACTCGACATCGAAAGCGTCGGCAATCAATGTCAGTGCGTTGTATATGCTTGTATTATCGTAGGTCACAAGCACGCTTTTGCTCGCCGTGTCTTCATCGACTCCGTGCAACTGCACGCGGTAGTCCATTCCCAAACATTCAAGGTTGTCGATGATTGCCGCTTCCGCCTGAGTGATGATGTCGGCTGTGTGATTCCACGACGATTCCTTGCGGTAACGCTTCTCCACGTTGCCTACGTTCTGTTTGTAGACAAGCATCGAGATTTTGTTTTTCCACGCGCAGTGCGGTGCCTCGAATTTCAATTCGTACTCATAACCGCCTGTCGTCTTGCTGATGTTCGGCTTCTGGTCGGAGACAATGACAAAGCGTCCGAAGTCGGTATCGATGTAGTCGCCGATTGCAATGTATAGCGGCTCGGCGACCACGAATTTCAGCGTCACATAGTCATCGCCCATGAGCGCGAACCGCCGCACAGAACCACTGCCCACGACCACCGTCGCGCGCTCCTTGCCTGTGCTGTCATAAATCGTTGTCATATTGCGAATATCTTAAATAATCCGCAAACAATCACGGCTTTTCACGGTCGGTGTCAAACAAAGCGCCGTTATGTTTAGACAATTCCTCACAAGCGGCGGAATAGAGGCGGTCTATGTCTTCGTGGAAGTCCGGATAATACAGATATTCCACTACAAGATTCCGCATATAATTGGATATTGAGCATCCGGATGCAAGGTCGGGGAATATTTGTTTCAATTTCGCCCTCATCCCTTTAGGCATACGGCATCCGGTAAGCGTCCGCATCGAAAACAAGCACAACGCAAGGAACACGAACTTCTTGCGGAACATAATGGCGTCACGCTCTGTAGCGTTGGCTTCGTACCATTTGTACAGTTTTGGGATGAGTCTGCAATCGTTTACAAGCGGGCTTACCAAGTCCGCTTCTTCCACATCCAACGCCCTCCGCATCTCCGCTATTTCTCTCAGCCGGATAAGCGGAATCTTGCCTCCTTCCATCATCTGTTCATCGGATTTGGTTCGATAAATTTGGCGGTGATAGTAGCGAAAGTGCGCATCCTGTTCATAGCGTAAGAGGCATTCTTTCCAGTGTACACAAGTCGATACGTATTCCCATTGAGAGAAGGCACACGTATTTCCACCGTGCCACCCTGGAGGACGGAAAGGAATCCGTCCCTGTTGCGGATGAAGTCATTCCTGTCGGTGCCGGAAATGGTGAAGGAAAGGGACACGTCCCGTGAGTCTATCCTCGGCGAAACGATTACCCTTTGCCCATTTTCCGTGCGGCTTCCGCTTGTTATGTAGTCTTTCAAAGGCGGAGGTGTTTCAAGGTTGTCGAGAAACTTGCTGCCCATGCAGACTTTCCACGTCTTGTAGGCATCCTTGCCATTAATGATTAAATCGTTTTCCATAATACATAGTTTGTTACGAAGATAATAATATCCAATGACTTAACAAAACCGAAACGGATTATTTATGTATCTATTTCTCGTAGTTGAACAAATTTACAGGTTCAAGGCGTCTGTAATATTCTTCCACTTGCCACTGAGAAGGGCGGCATGCGTCATCGCACATCCACCGCAAAAAAGGTCTACAAAATTTGATGCAGACGGAAGACGTTCTATCAGACTTTCCACAATCTTATTCTTGCTACCTTTATAAGGTACGCCAAAACTTGTTTTCTTCATCTATCTCAAATTCTCGTTTACTCGTTCGAACCGCTTGCACGCAGGGCGCATTTGCGATGCGTTATATGCAGGCCACTTGCATCTGCCTTTTGCGGCGACCTCATATCTGTAGTTGGCGCACACTCCACAGCAACGGAACTTGTCTGCCTGTGCCACGCTGATGCTCTTCAGCTCTCTGATGGCAGCGTCGATGCAAGCCTCCAATGCCGCCCGCTTGCGTTTGTTCACTTCGTTCACCTGTGCTGCCACGCTCTTCTCCTCGATAGCGATACACGCTTTTTGTATCGCTACGAGGTTGTTGATGCTCGGAGGGGTTATCTTCAGCGGCACTTCCGCGCACGCGGCTGCAAGGCGTTCCGTGTATTCCTCGGCAAACTCAATCGCCATAAGCGAGAGAAACCGCACCACCTCACTCTGTGCGTTTATGTCGGAATCCTCGACATCGTAATTGAGCGAGCGGATAAATTCCTCCACGTTAAGGCGGAGGAGCGAGAACACCTTCTTCGTGTCCTCAAAGAAGCGGTGTTCCAAGAACTGCATCAATTGCAGTTCCGCACCGAACATTCCTCCTGTCAATTCCTTATTGAGGTCACGAATGGCGTTGCCAAGGTCGCAACTGACACGCTTGTAGATGAGATTGCCGTCCTTGTCGGTTTTGAAATTGAAGCACAGGTATCTGAGCCGTTCCGCCTCACGGATCGTGAGCAGTGCAATGAACAATGGTTTAAGCACGAGGTTTCTGACCTCGCAAGGTTGGAGCGGTTTTGGTGGCAGCTCTGGAGCCACGGCAGTGCGTCTTGCGGTCGCTGCCGTCAGTCTGATGGGAAATAGTATCATTGGGAAAAAGAAAGGGAGGAAACCGATGCTTCCTCCCTGTTGTCCTCTGGGGTTAAAGTTTTTTTATCTACAATAGTAGAAATTCTGAATCGATTTTTGTTTAAATCCACAGCCTTTCGGCTGACTCCCTTCGGACACCACAAAGATAGTGCAGAGAGTATCGTAAATACAAAAACTTTAACCCAATTAACAGAGGGAGGTTAATAATGTTAAATAAAATCGTAAATGGCAATATCGCCTTGTGGGTTCTGCTTATTCTTCTTGTTGCGTCTCCACGCATAGGCGAAAGGCATAATCTTCTCGTACCACCGTGCGTCCTCCATCATGGAGCCTACGTACTGGGTAAGGTTCGGCTTGTAGTCGAACTCCACAATCTGCGCCCAGTCGCCCTTGCGGTTGCCACCGAAAAAGTGTATCCACTTGTTGACTGTATGGAAAGCCTGATGTGTCTCCCACGCTTGGCAGAACGCCTTGAAGTAAACAACGTTGTGGTTTTGCTTGTCTGGGTCTTCGAGAATCAGACGAACAAAGGCACGTTGACCATCGCGGAGTATCAGTTTGTCCAACTGCATCAAGACATCAATAAACTTAACCTTGTGCGTGCATTCATAAAGTCCGTGGGCAAAGTAAGGTTCGCCCTGCTTGGTGAAGCGGATGCGCAAGTCGAAGCATCGTGCGCCATCGTTCCACTGTTCCTCGATTGTTTTGCGCTGACAGCGTGCGAAAGGAATCATAAACCATCCGTACCACTTCTGCGGTCGGAGATAGGTCATTGAATTGTGTGTGCCGATTATCGGCATTAATTGTTTGTTATTCATTAATCAAAATATTGTGCGCATCGGAAGCCTTTGCGCGGTTCGAAATTCTTAAAATCCACAGAGGTGAACAATTCACGTTTGTTCACCCAGTGAGCCATTTAGCGTTGCCATTGGGGAGGGGTATTCTTTTTGTAAGGATTACGGAAAGGCTGGGCATAAGCGTATGCCGCATTCCTGTATGCTTGTTTGCTTCTGGTCTCTACGAGACGTTCGCGCCAATGGTTCACGCGGTTGAAAGATTCTGTGAAGTTGTCGGTCAACATTGTGTAGATAAAGTACTTCCCTCTGTATCCGTGCTTATTAATCATTGCAATAGCACGTTCGCAATCATCAATCTGCTTAGGGGTGTCGCAACCAAAACGGATGCGCCTGCATTATAACCATCTCTATATCTTCTCCTATCTGGAAATATAAGTGTTGTCGCTCTGCATCGCCTCTATTCAGCAACAAAACTCTTCCGTCTGTCGCTTTTGCCAACTCGCACAAGAGAAGCAGATATTTCGGCTTGACGATTGCGTCGGCAATCTTAACCACGCCTTTTCTCTCAGAAAAACTGTATCCGCCACATATTGGACATACTCCTGTAATCTCATAATCATTTCCAAGTCTGTCAGTGTATGTACCCCTGACCCTTCCAATACCTCCACACTCTTCGCAAACGGTCAAAAAGTCTCCCCAAGCGCCGTATTTTTTGCTCTCCAGTTTTTCTTGCAACTGCTCGATGTCCACCAAGCAGTTGCAAGTCTTAGAGGGAAAACAATGATCAATATCAATTTGCTTAGTTAGTGGCGAGTAGCCGCCGTTGTTTCCTTGCGACTTAACTCGTATCAACGCATATCCGTCCGTTGCGACAATCCATTCGCCATAGACAAACGGCTTCTTGAAAACTACGCGAAATTCAGAAGCTTCGTCTGCGAGCTTCTTTAACACGCTCTTAATCTCTTTTATCATAAATTCATCACATTAATCTGTTCTCAATGCAAAAGTCCGCCATCTTGATTGCCGCCTCTGTGAAGCTGGTATCTTGTGGCTTGCGACCGTTGATTCCCTTCTTGTCGAAGTCGAACACCCATCGTCCACGCACCACAGAAATGGTCAAATGTCCAGAGATGTTCGGATAGTCTCCGTCGCTGTCTATGCATTCTTCATATTCTTCGTTCGGATTGTCAACCCGAACCCATTTTATCTGCGGCGCTCTGTCCACACGCAAAGGCAGACAATTCAAAAGGTTCTGCAACGTCCATTCCTCGCCAAGATTAATGCCAAGCCATTCCAATTTCTCAATTTGCTTTCGCGTAAAATCACTATTGTATTGAATCAATTCGAGGAAGTCAGCGGCAAGGTGGAACAGAAGTCTTTCTCGGCTTCCTTTCGGCAAGTTGTTGACCACGTATCTTGCAAAGTCCTCTTTGTCCATCCGTGACAGGTCGTTGAACGCGTCAAAAATATTCATTTCAGTTTCGTTTGTCATATTTTCATCCTCCTTAATACTCTTTAAAGAATTGAACCAAATCGGGGCAATTAGCCGCGATGTAAGTCAGAAAAATTTTGCGTTCAAACTCTGATAAATTGTCAAATACATATTTAACTAATTGTTCTGTTGATGACAAATTGTCAAACGCATCCTCTATATTTATCTCAAAAACTGTTAGCATTATAGATTCATTCTCCTTATCTCGTTAATTTGGTTAATAACTTCACCGACTGAATTGTCGGTTGAAAACTTGTGGATAAGCGTGCAGCCATTTGCGATATACAACGATCCGTCAATAAGTCTGACGGACAGGCTCGCGCACACTTCCTCATTTCGCTTCTGCGCCCTCCGCCTCTGCTGGCGGAGGAGCCACATCCTGTATTGCTTTATCATTGGTTTCGTTTTTTATAAAAATACCTTGTTGTAAAGGTGGGCGAATTGCTTGCCGAATTGCGCGGCGCGCGCGGACGATTTGAAGCAAAGCCGAGAACCGACAGCCGCACGCGCATACGAGGGCGCGTTATTCGTAACCGCAAACACGAACCTCGCAGTATCCTCGTCATACTTGAACCACGGAGACCACTTGCTTTGATGCCAATCCGAGAAATCGGGTACAAACTCGTCTTCCTTGTTCCACGCTTCTGCTATAGTTAACAGTTCATTCAATGCAATCAACGCTTCAATGTGCATGGGGTTGATGTCGGTTAAAAGTCTTGCAACATCTTCAAGATTGGCAACTTTTTCAGAATGTTTTCTTATTAAAACGTAGAAGTCCGCGTTCGGCTTGATGCCAAGTGCCTTCCTTGCACTTTCAAAATCTGTGATGACTTCGTTCACTTCACCGCGTTCAACTTCTTCAAGAGTGAAATCAAATGGAGACAAATAATTGTCAACGTCCCAATTATCGTTACGGTAGCTGAGGTATCTCATCAACTCTCTTCCAGCTTCTCTACGCGAATTGTGGACGGCTCGCATAACAGTCTGTTCGCTTCCATCCGCGTTTTTGATAATGTACTTCTTCATTTTAGTTCTTACTTAATCGATTTTACATATTTAACTATTCTCGCATACTCACGACCTTTCTTCTCGCTGTCAGCATAAGCCTTCTTGATAAGTTCCTCACCCGTACCGTAAAAGCACCCAACAGACCACATATCGTTCGAGCGTGTCCAAGTAAAATATCTTCCACTGCTCCACCAATTCTTGAACACGATGTAGTCGGATTTTTTTCAACTTTCGCATTGCCGCAGACTTTCGCTTCTCCGTAGACCATAGCATAGCCGTAGACTTCCGCTTCTCCGCAGACTTTCGCTTCTCCGTAGACCATAGCATAGCCGTAGACTTCCGCATTGCCGCAGACTACTGCATCATTATAAATCCAACAGTTCCAGTCGTGAGCTAAATTAGATTCTTTTTCTATAAAGCCACCTAAGTCTCCCTTCTTGACTTCTCCGAAGTCTCGGAGAGCTATTATGCGGTTTAAAACGTGACCGTCTATTTCCAAAGTCTCTTCTGTAAGTTTGTATTTCTTTTCCATGATTTATTGATTTAAAAATTCTAAAAGTCCTTCCGCTTGTCTGAGGGCGAAATCTGAGTCGGAGCCTTCGTCGTATTCCTTGACAGTCACCCAGCCGAACCATTTTCTCACCTGCACCGCATAGGTGGTGATGCTTGACTGCACGATTGGCAGTCGGTCGCTGTGCGTGAAGCACGCATAGATTCTTGGTCTAATCCTGTACCTCATTTCTCACCTCCTTTCTTCAGAGCGTCAATCAGAGTATCAGCCAAATCAACGGCAATCTCCGCATCACCCTCGTCGGTCAGTGATAGACGCTCTTGTGGAAGCATCATCCTATGCACGAATATATCCTTTGCTATCTCATACCTGCGCTGCTCCCAATCTGGGGAGCGCAATGTCTTGGCGATGCTCACCACCGCCTCTGCCTGTCTTTGTTCCAAAACATTCATTGTCTTTTAGTTTTGTTAGATTATGTCAAAAATGTCCAGTTGCTTTGGTTCTGTCACTCGTCCGGAGGGGAAGAACAATTGCTCGAAGATATGTTCCATACAGGCGACCACAATTGAATTGCCTGCGAGCTTGTACTGCTGGGATTCCGAGATGTACATCGGCTTCCCGTTCTTTCGGTGCCCTTTGACGTAGTTTTTGATTTTGTCGTAGTCCTTATCATCGACATCCATCAGACGGAAACACTCGCGCGGAATAAGTCTGCGGATGCGATATGGGAACGTGTCGCCGTAGACGTTGTTAGGTCTGGCGGACGTGAGGGTTGACCCCACGGATTCAGCGAACTCGGTCTGTAGTTCTGCGACACCGCTTTTAGCTTTGTCTTGCCTATAAGGTCGTAGATTGTTGTCCTTATCCACCGACACTCCGCAAGGCTGACGGCGAACCTCCTCCGCTACTCGGCGAACCTCCTCCGCTACTCGGCGAACCTCCTCCGCCTTCGGTTTCCACACACAGGTAACCGCTTTTGATTCCGTTGCCCTCAGAGTCGGGGACTCTGAGGTTAGCGACCTTGCTCCCTTGAATTCCATCTTGTGGCTCAGAGGATGGACGGAAGCCTTCGGCTCCAAGACTGCGTTTTCCTCGCCCGTGAGGAGAGTGCCGATGATGTCTCCCTTGTTGCCCTGTACTCTCCCTCGGCGAGTACGGGATGACGGCTGGGAGATGTTGACCGCACCGTACTCCTCCACCTCCGCAAAGCCTTCCCTTGTGTTGGCTTTGATGCGTAAAGGTTCAAGCAGCATATTGTCCTTCTGCACGCTTGTTATAGTGTTGGAAACACCGTCTGTTCTTGGTTCCATCTGTTGCATATATTTTCTCTGTTGTATCAGTTTATGGGATTCCCAGTCCTTTCTCACCTTCTTCCCGTATTCGGTTCGTTTTGGAGTCAGGACGTTAGGCTCGTTTCTCTGTTCTACGACCAAATTTAAACGCGTTGACCTTGTAAGAGCGTTTGATGTTCCATCCATTTTCGTTTCAAATTTAACACCATACTCGCCTTGTTCTCCTTTGGGTCGCCCTCTGCTCGCCACCACGAACGGCTCGGCGATAGAGACGGTCTCTCCGTGGTTGTTCATCACAGTAGGAGATACCCCCCCCCACGTTATAAACCTTACCGCAAGCGTGGTTGCTCGGATACTTGTTCATCTCAACAATCGGCTTTGGCTCCAACACATACTGAGCAGTGTTGCCCCTTGTCCCCGTGCTGCAATGGATGGTGTTCGCCACCTCTTTCGTGTGGTAATTCTCAATCTTTCCTTTCTTGTCGCGTGAGTAACTCACAATCTTAGGTTCTTCTTTCATCTCGATTATTTTTGGAATAAGCCCCCCACCAGTGGGGGTGGTGATAGCAGGAGAGATACCCACCGTCTTATACGTTCTATATGCCCGATGTTGACCGCTCTCCACGGTCATCACTCTGTCTGTTCTCTTCATCACTCAAATCCTCGCTTACAAAATACAAATTGGAATTCACCCTCGCCTTGATGGTTCCGGCTATGTCGTTGACGCATTGGTTGTATGTGTCTATCCATAGCCCCCCCTATCAATTTTCGGAAGCATCCGCTGAAGTCGCTTGCCCCCTGTCGCTTGTTTCTTCATATCTCATTCTGTTTTGGTCGTAATCTTCCACGATGACCACCCCCCCCTATATCCGTGGTTGCGGAGGCATCGTGCCACCCCGTTGCAGGATATGATGTCCTCGCTTCTATATCCCGTCTTCTCGATCACTATAACCTTGTCTGTTTCCATTTTCCTCGTCTGCTATAGTCACTATACTTCCGTGGTTCAGCATCACCGTCGGAGAGATTCCGTCAGTACCGATGACGATACCGCTTATCTGACTCTTCGGATAAAGCCTTCCGACACGGTTTATTTTTCTTGGATGTAATTGTCGTCGTTCCTCATTCCGCCCGACAGTATTGTCTTCGCTATACCCCCCCCTCGGTATACTCAAACTTATGGTTGGTGGTGGTTTCGGCGTTCCATTTCAGCCGCCCCAATATCACGTCAGTCTTAAGATAGTATCTATCCTCGACAATCTTACCATCGTGGTATGTGACAAGTACGTCACGGAGCCGCCGCTCCAGAGGGAACGGCTGAGGAAAATCATACTTGATGCCGCTCGGGAACAACTGTGGGAACTTGGCGGACGCATCCTTGCGGATGCTTAACGCGAATACCCTCACACGGTTCTGCGGAACACCGAAATCTTTGGCGTTTATCTTCTTCCAGTATGTCTTGTAGCCTTGCTCGTCAAGGTAGTCAATCCATCGCTGGAAGTCGGGCATAAACTTCTTGGAAGCCAACGCCGCCACGTTCTCGAGTAAAAGGAATGACGGACGCTTCGTCTCTATCGCCCTCCTGCACTCCCATAGCAATGAGGAGCGCGAACCACTGCCTTCCCGCAAGCCTCTCTGAAGTCCGGCATTGCTGATGTCCTGACAAGGGAAGCTGTAGGTGAACAAGTCGAAGTCAGATACTCGCTCCCAATCGACCTTGCTTATGTCACCGTGGTTGCATTCGGCATACTCCGGAAACACGGCATTGTGGGCGGCTATTGCGTCATCGTCAATTTCGCTCCATCCGACAAGTTGGAAATCCGCACCGCCAGCGTGGCGCCGTGCGACTCGGCGCAGAGCCATCATCTGCGAGCCGTAGCCGGCGAAAGCCTCAAACACTCTGATTCTCATATCAATCCGTTGTTTGTGCTTCCGAAACCGCCTTTTCCGCGCTCGGTCGCTTGGTTGAACAACTCTTCCTCATCCACGACCTCGACACCCTCATAACTCACGGGAGTAAGCACGAATTGCGCCACCTTCATTCCTGGATGAATTACTTCTATGCTCCTGCCGACATTGATGAGATGTATGTATATCTCGCCTTGATAGTCCTCGTCCACCACGCACGCTCCGACAACGAGCGTTCCTTTGGGGGTGTTTGCCTTTGGCGTCAGACCGACACGCCGCATAGCGTCTGTGGATGTCGCCACGCTGGAGCGGTTCATCGCAATCAGCGCATAGCCGTGCGGCACTTCCGCCCTTATACCGCTCGGCACGAGGATGTCAGTCCCCGATGTCAGCCGAGCCGTGAAGCCTTTCGGCACGTAGAAGTCCAGCCCTGCCGAGCATTCAGTCCCTCTTGTGGGAGTCTTCACCTCCCTTATCTTCGTTATCTTCATCTGTTTCTGACAATTTTTATAGTTCTTGGATCTATTCTGACAATTCGCCCTCCCTCGTCACGCTTGCGCAGGACAGGAAGCAACTCAAGACCCTTGCGGCGGCTCAATCTCAAGTCAGCCTTTGAGTTCTCTATAACGTCGTAGTTCATAATCAGTAAAGTCTATTGAGTTCGTAAGCCTTGATTATTCTTCTCACATCCCTCTGCGTCATCAGGTAATCCTTGGCGATGACACTGATGGGAATGGAAAGCATATACGCCTTGTAGATATCCTTGTGAAGAGGGAATCGGATGTCAAGCATCTCCACAATCATTTTCTGTTTGGGGGAGTAGTGCGCTATGGCATCGCGGAAAAAATAGTCCACCGCCTCACTCTTGGCTTTGAAAGCCATCGCCTCTTCCTCTGGAGTGTAGTAGTTTTCGTTCCTCATAGCGCAGCAGTAATTTTGCTTGACGCTGAAGGTTGACCAAGCGAAGGTTGTTCTTGTCGTGGGGTATCTCCACGACCGCCCTCGCGCACCGCATCAGCAGTCTGTAGTTGTTTGTCGAGATAGTCTTCATACGCTCTTGCCTGTCCTTGCAGGTCGTTGATGGTGTGCAGGCATCGGATGATGTCGTTGAGTTCCCCTTCGTCGAGATGCGCCCAGTCGTTGGCTATCGGTCTGAGAGCCGCTTCCGCCATCAGCAGCGCAGTGAGGAACCTACTGTTCACACGTTTATCTTTTTGAATCTGTTCTTTCATTTTTTTTGGGTTAAAATGGTAGTTGTTCCCGATTTGCCGTCACCATCGTAGCCGTTGGCATATCGGCAAGGTCGGAGAATCTTGTGTATTGCTTCTCGTAGGCAGCGATGAACGATGTCGTACCCGTATTTCTGCCTTTAGCCACGATGATCTCCGCAGTGCCGTCGGTGCTGACGTTGGCGAACCTGTCCTTGTAGGCAAGGTTCTTTCCCTCCGTCTTGTAGTACTCGGGGCGGTAGACGAATATCACGTTGTCGGCATTCGACTCAATCTCACCGGAGCCACGCAGACGGGCGAGGGAAGGGTAGGGGTTCATGCGGTCACGGCTGAGTTGGGAGAGCAGGATGATGCTCACGTCAATCTCACCGGCGAGCCGCTTCAGAGTGGCGCAGATGTCGCCAATCTCCTGCACACGGTTGTCAATCTTGCCCATAGAGATGAGCTGAAGGTAGTCGATGACAAAGAGTTTCGCCTTCTTGCGGTAGGCAAGCTGACGAATCCACGCGCATATCTTCGCCACGCTCTGCGCCTTGCGATTGAACCACATAGGCAGCGTTCCCGTCCTCTCCACTGCGGCGCCCACACGGTTGTAATCTTCCGCTCCGAGCCGCTTGTAAAGGATGTCCGAGGAAGACACCTGCGCATCGCCCGACACCATACGTGCCGCAAGCTGCATCACCGACATCTCCAGCGTCACCACCCCCACACCGACACCCGCGGTGGCGGCATTGAGGGCGAACGTCAGCGCAAGGGAAGTCTTGCCCATAGACGTTTCGCCGGCGATGATGGTCAGGTCTGTTGTGTGCAGACCTCCGCGCTCGTCTATCCCTTTAAGCCCCACGGGGATTTCCGGAGCGTTGTGCGTCCGTGACTGATTGTCGAACACGTTGCGCATCACCTCGTTGCAAGCCTCTTCAGCCGTCACCATTTCCGTGGTGTTCGACACAAGGCAGTTGGCAATCTCCGAGTTGAGCCGCTGGAGGGTCGTCTCTGAAGGCTCGAGCGGTTGCATAAGTAACTGCTGCGCCTCCATAATCGCGGCAAGCGTGCGCCTCCTCACAAGCAAGTCGGTCAACAGTTCGTCCGTCCCACTGGCGGAAGTCACAGGGCGAGCACACTGCTCGGAGAATGCAAGGAATGCCGCCTTGTCCACCGTCATCAGCCGTGCCGTCACCGCCATCATATCGGCATCGCCTCCGTTGTTGCGGATGTACAGCATCGCCTCCCATATCGTGCGGTTCTCAGGGACGGTGAACACCTCGGGGTCAAGGACATCGGCAAGGCGGTAGAACTCACCGCTGTTGGTGACGCAGGCACTAAGCAGATTGGCTTCCGCTTCCGGGTTGCATAGGCTGTTCATACTCTGGTGGTTTATATGATTCCTTGAAGTTCTTCATTCTCTCGTAGATGTCCTCCTCAAAGCGCGGAATGCCGATGAAGAACGGCTTGCCGTTGCCGACATCCTGCATATAGTGCCGACCGAAGGCGGTGAAAATCTCGTCATCGTAGCCGAGAGCATCTATGTGCGGAGCCATAAGGTCGTAGAGAAACTCGTTCCACGCCGGCGGCCGGGCAAGTTCTCCGTTAGCTCTACGGATGTTTAGGAGCGAATCAGCGTGCCTCTTCGCATCCTGCAACATCTTGAAGTCCTGACCACGCTCAATCCATCCACGCTTGATGGTGTGGAGCTGCACGGCAAGTCTGTCACGAGGAAGGTTGTACTTGTAGCACATAGCCTCCACCCACATATCCTCACCCATCAGAACGTCCTCAATCTCCGACACAGGGATAATCTCCGTTGCCGTCGGCGATGTCGGTTTTTCTCTTTCTTTTGCTACGACGTAGTCGTAGTTTTCTTTCTCTTCAGGGACTTTTTCTTCTGGGGTAGTAGGGGGTGTGGGGGGAGAAGGGGTTTCTTCTTTTTCCGAAAAACAATTCAAATCAATTGTTTTATTTGTTTTATTTGTTTTTATTTGTTTTTTTTGTTTTTCAATTGTTTCTGAATTGTTTTCGATTTGTTTTTTTGCCGCATTGCGGTTTCCTTTCGGAGCCCCACGCTTGCTGGGGATGTCCATTCCGTCCACGATCTGACTATATATGGCAGTCAGAAGGAAGTCCACCTCGAAGGACAAACCTTCCGGCATAGACTGTTTCTCCACGATTGTCCGAATCGCTGAATATGCTTCCGCCTGCTGCTCGGGTTTGAGCTTGGATATAGCGTTCATCCATTCTGTTTTGAATACAAAATCCATATTGCTTACTCCTTGTTGTCAATAGACACTGAATGGTCGTTCAGTTGTCTGTGGTAGGTCAATCGTTTCTCTTTGATAAGTCTGCGTAGAGCCGCAAGCGTCTCTTCACGTACAGCGTTGTGTATGGCTGTGAACGGCACAAGCGCAGGAGGATTCAGTTTCTCCTGCATCTGTGCTATCATCTTCAATAGTGCGGAATCGTCAATCATAACTTGATTTTTATTGGGAGGTTCGCTGATGTCCACGCAAGAAGCATAGCGTCACGCTCCTCCTGGTTGCTCCGCTTGGCGGTATAGCCGGTGATGGCGCATATCTCCTCGTGGGTGATTTTTCGGTCTTTGCCTTTCCATATCTTGCGCAGAGGCGGTTGGAGCCTTACATCAAGGCTGAAGTGCCGCGCGATGTCGGCAATGTCGATGCCTATCTGATGGTTGCGCCCCACGTGGTAGCCTTTCTTCGCCGCCACCGCCTTGCTGTCGGAAGGCAGTGAATGGAAGTTGTGGGCAGTAGTCCAAGATGCCTCCACCACCACGGCTACCGTCAACGTGGGATATTCGTTGCGCACTCTGCGGAGGTAGTCCATCAGCGCAGGAAGCGTCATTGTGGTCGCCTCTACCCTTTTTGTTTTTATACCGAGTGTTGCTACACCGCTTGCCTCCACGTCCGGGTCGATGCCGATGATAATGTCGTGGTCTGTCATAGATACTCCTTTCTTCTGTTGATTTCAATCTCAGCCTGTCTAATCATATATTCCTCCTCCGGGGTGGGGATATACCAACCTTCGGTGGCCGCCCAGTTTCGGAAGTGTTCAATTGCCGTTGTTATATCCTCCGTAGACAAGTCTCTGCTTGATTTCAGTGTCCTCACGTTCTGTTTCAGCCGTGCGTCGTAGCGTCCGGTGACGAACAAATCTGCGTTGCAGTGAGCCTTGAAGTAATACCGCTTCACGTAGTCCATCGTGTTGCCCGTCTCCATTGCCACAATGCCGATACAGACGTGCAGGTAGCGGTTCTGTGGGTCGCTACGCTGCTTCCTTTCGGTCAGTTCAACAGAGGGCGAGTGCTTGTCAATCAACGACTGCAAGCGTGTCTTTGCACGCTCACAATCGTAGGGATTGGAAAGGTCGAACAACATAGTCCGTTAGAACGGAAGGTCGTCGGAGGAGGCAGACGGAGCCGCCTCAATCTGTTCCGTGGTCGGTTGGCTTGGCATAGGCTCCAGTTCGGAGAAGTCGCCTATGTAATAATTCTCGCCTTCCACTTTTTGGTCTTTCGGTACGCTTACTTTCATTGAATGGGTGTAGGTGCGCTCACCGAATGTGGACGGGGTCTTGCGTTCCCACAGACCGACATTGAGGAATATGTGTTCTGTGCCGTCCTTGCACATTACTTTTTTGAAAAATCTCTTTGGGACTTTGGTTAAGTCGATTGATCCAGTGTAGTTGCTCATAATGCTGTGATTCTTATTGATGGTTTTACTTTTGTTGTCTTGATGTACTCTCTATAGACTTCAGGATGCTCCTCCTTGAACCTCTTGGAGTCGAATGTTTCTTTGGTGGTGGGGTCGATGTAGGTAAGCCGCATATTCTCGGTTTCCCACTTCTTCACACCAGCCTTCTCCATCTCGCCCTTCATTCTCTCGGAGAACGTCTTCACCTGCTCCTCTATCTCTTTCTTCTTTGCGAGCAGGTCAAGAATCTGCATCTCCATCGCCTTGTAGCGGTCGGGCAGAGTGTTGACGCTCGGAAGTGGGTTGACGAATTGCCGTCCTTCCACCTCGGCGGCGAGGAGAGAGTCAATCACGCTGTCAGGAATGCGCTGTACCTCCGTTATTTTAGCCTTGTCACCGCGAAGCCAGATAGCAAGCAGACCGACAACCTTACAGCCTGGGTTCTGCCGCTCGAAGAATGTGGCGTAGATGGACAGTTGCCAACGCACCTTGTCCTCGTTGAGATTGCGCACGGTTTTGATGTCGCCAAGGATATACTCCGTTTCGGAGACTTTGAACACCTTGTCAATAGGAGACGCAAAGTGTTCGTTGTCGCTGACAACGTACTCGGATTCACACGGAACGTAGCCGCCCTCCTTGATTAGCCGTTGGTAATTTACCACTTCTGGAATATCCTCGAAAGTAGTGCCGAAGTCGTCGCAGAACTCCACTTGTGCGTGGATTGCACTGCCACGCTTGGCTGCGGCCTTCAGCGTCTCTTCGTCAACCCCGGCATATTCATCGGGAAACAATTGCCGTTGGAGCATCCCAGTGATGCCCTGCAACGCCCTCCCGTCGGGCGCGGTGTAGGTATGCCCGACGGGGTCAAATACAATTTTAGAATATCTCAACATATTAGCCTTGTTTTAGTTGTTGTTTTCTTTGGGAACAAGCGGTGATTACCGCTTCGTCCTTGCCGAAGTAATAAGAGTTCTTCTTATATATCGCAACGATTTCCTCCTCGGTCTGTGCGGCATATACCGCCGCTATTACTGCCGCCTTGTTAGGAGCAGGAATCTTGGGTGCTGGAGCAGTCGCCTTTGCCTTGCCTGAGGCCTTCGAGGTTGCCGTGTACTCCTTGCCGTTGTTCAGAGCGTCTGCGTCTTTGGTGTCATCGATTGCGAACAAGCCGTTGAGCGCGTATTTTCTCGCATAGGATGAAGCAGAACCTGTCACTTGGCTTCCGTCCATTTTCGCTCGTTCTTCTGGCTCCCGAGCGAATGCCTGGTTGGGCAGCGATCGTTCTCCGTCAGTCAGTGTCGCGGTTGCCTTGACATAGTATCTGTCTCCAATCATCACAATATCATCGGTGATGGTTAGACACAGCCCCTCGGCTTTGAGGAGAGGCTTAACCGCCTCGAGGATGTCCTCACAACTGCGGTAATTGAAGCAGCCGAAGTTGTTCCGTTGATTCTTCGGTGCTTTGAGCTGGGACTGCACCGCAATCACACGCTCGATAAATGTCTTGTCTGCCATATCTATATAAGTTTTCTGTCCGTCAGTATACAAAGCACTTTCGTGGAGGCGAGGAACGATGCCAACGCCCCAGCCTTGATGAGAGCGAACGGCAATAGTGCCGCACTCTCGTCCTCGTTGCAGAGGAGGACGATGCTGACTCCCATCCACACGGTCATCAGCAGGTAGATGATTAGTTTTTTCATATATTTAGTTTTTTTAATTGTCTGATAAAAAGGAGGCTATCCTCGCAGACCGCCTCCCTGAAAAAAAACATTGTCAATAAATGATAAAGAAAGTAATAGTCGGCTCGGAGGTATCGAACCTCGCCCCGGTCGTAGAGAAGTGGATAAGAAGTTGTTAATAATTACCGACCGAAGCCTGCCAGTGCGAGCCGTGATGCCTCCCATATCCTCGCGGACGGAGAGGTAATAAAATACAGTCATAAAAAGAAAGTGAGTGGCAGAGGGGGGAATCGAACCCCCAACAAAAAACAAATATCAACTAAACTCAATTACTAAACTCAATCATACTCTACTAAATGGGAAATGCGGAACCACCGCGCTCTGCCTTGTACCTCCTGCGCCCTCACGGGTTTGGAGGAAAGTAAAAATTGCTTTTATAAAGGGAATAGGAGCGGTGGGAGGACTCGAACCTCCCTCGGCACCTTGCCACCGCTCGGAATATATAGAGTGAGCAGTCAATTGCTCTGTAAGGAGTGCTGCTCGTTTGTTGGTTGTATACACTGCGGCGTCATAGGCTCGCCGCGTAGCCTCAGCACCTGTTGCATAGTCGGTGCTGACCACATCCGCAACGCCAACTCACACACTCGGCTGGAATGCTTATTGTGTGCGACTCGTTGCGGTCGTTATGCTTGTTGTCAATACGTCAATGTGCTATTGCCTCCAAGAGGCGTTGTAGGCAGGATGGGAATTGAACCCATCCGTGTACCATACTGCCTTATTCGTAGATGAATGCGTCGGAGCATTCGTGTCCAACCATATCACAGAAGAACTGAGCTTCTTGAAGAAGGTGCGTATATGTGGGGTCGTCCAATATCGGCGAGATTGCCCACTCGCCGGAGATGTAGCGGTTGCACTCGACCAACAAGTCGTAGGTCTTACCGTCTACGCCTGTCACCTTAGTAGTGACCTCCGCATCTTGTTCGGCATCTTGTTCGGCTTGTGCTATCGCTTCCTTGCATTGTCGGATAGCATCGTTCAGCGACTCCAACTTGATACCTATCGGCTTGCGTTCTTCCAGAGTCTTGATGTTCTCCTCGTATTCATCCGCCCATTCGACAAGGAGTTTTGCGGCAGCCTCGTCTGCTTCTTTCACCTTCGGCGCGCTCTCTCGTAGAGCTGCTTCAGCAGCTTTGTAGGCTTCAAGCCGCTTCGCCCATATAGCAGGGCGGTATATGTTTCTTACATCTTCCATATCTATGACCATTCATATACATTGGTATATCCGTTGATGGCTTCGTCCAAGTCGCCTTCATTCTCTATCACCACGTCGCCCAGTTCACTATCGCAGGCGGTGATGTCAATAATGCTGACGCCGTAAGCGTCCTCTCCATAATCCGGCTCTGTGTAGGTCGCCGCGTGGTAACACCTGTTCTCTGCCCACATATTGTAGAATACGGAGATGGCTAAACCATCCATCTCTGTCCAAAATTCCCATTTTTCGTAGGGATGGGAGAAAGCGTCCGAATAGGACTCGTCTACCTCTTTTTTAAATTCTTTTGCGATTTGCGCGATTTGCGCTTCGCTCAGTCGGACTTGTGTCAGTTCTGCTTGCATTTTAGTTGTATTTATGGAATTTACTGTTTTTCTCTTGCATCGCCGCCAGTGCTTTCTGCTTGTCGACGATGAATTTTTTGCCGGTGCTTGTGATTGCTGAGTCAAGCACGCCGGAGTTCTTCATCGCCTGCGCCTTTGTGCGCCCACACTTGAATATGGCGGCTATGCCGTCTATGCCGCTATACTGCTCGCTTGGAGTGGCTGGCTGTGGCATTACCTTTACCAGTTCTTCAGCGACCATCTTGGCGAATGGTCGGAGCAACTCCAACAATTCTTCGTTCATTTCAGTCTGATTGCGTGTGTTGCCAACTCGTGGTTCACTTGCCACACCTTGTATTTCGCTTCGCCTCTGACGTTGATAGCGTAGGCTGCCGCACGCACGGTGCTGGATGATGTCTGCCGGTACGGGAAGACCATCTCTTCGCCTACCTGAAGCGCCTTGAGAGTCTCTGTTACGTTGATTTTTTTTATAATTTTCATTGTTATGTTGTTTATTATTAGTATTTTCGCACCGTTGTTTTGTGTTTGGCGGTGGTTTTGGTTTAAACACATTGCAAAGATAGGAAAAAATACCAATATACGTATTATATTTGCAAAGAAATTTTAGGAAAAATACCTAATTCAGAATGATTCCAAATAACGAACGTGGCGAAGATGCTGTAAGACAACGTATTAATAGCGTCTTAGAAAAAGAAAAATCATCTATTTATGCACTATCGAAGGAAACGGGAGTG